CATTTATAGGTGTTTTTTTAGCAAGAGTATTCGTATTGATTTTTATATTTGTTAAACCATTTGTTATTGCTGGTTTTGTCGTATGTTCATCTTTATACTGAATTTTAAAATCTCTAATTACTATATTTGGGATAGGAGGTTCAGCATCTCTTATATTCTGTAAATCATTATTTATAGTATTAAATAGATCTTCAGCATTAACTCTACAATCTCTTTCTAAACTTAACTGTATTTGAATCCATTTGGAAATTCTAATATAATTAAGAGATGTCATTCTATGGGTTTCACATCGTTTTGTAAAGTCAAAATAATTATCAATTGTTTTAAGCATAGCAGTAAATATACTTAAAGCACCTAACATAACTGCTTGGCGTTCAAACATATTTAAAGGACTTAAAAATCCTATTACGCTTGAAATAATTATAACAGGAATGTTTATAAAAATACTAAATCTATTAAACCGTAAATAGGCTTTATTATGGAGTATTGACATAGATTCAGCCTTTTCAGCCTCTTGTTTTAATAAGGATTCGAAATCATCAGAATATGCGATCTTCTTATTATTATCGTTATTCATATTTAATATAAATAACGATATAAAATAATATTATATTTTAAAAAATTAAGCGTTGGAGAGAGCAGATGCGACCTCATTAGTCCAAGTAATAGTATAGGTGGATGTATCACCAGCATTACCAGAACGAAGAACAAGGACGCAACCTTGAGTGCCAACAGCACCAGCAGTAATTGATGCGATAAATGGAGTTCCAACAACACCACCAGAGGTTGTTCGGACAGCACCCACAACACGAGATGTGCCTAAAAAGAAATTAGGAAGATTGACGGATGTGATTGTTCCAGCAACCATAGCAGGAAATGTGTAGGAATAAGAAGCAGTAGGCTTGGCGAATTCGATTGAAGACATATTATATACTATATTGAGAAAATAAAATTATGGAAAAATAATTTTTTATAAATAATAAATTTAATATTATTTATAATAATTTTGAAAATTTAGACTATTTAACTAAATGATTTGTCGGAGATTACATTAATCGAGAGGCAAGTTTAGCACCTTTGGGCTTGGCATAACCCATAGAACCCAAGATGTCAGCACCAGTCTTGGCAATAGGATGATCCACTTGATTCATAATAGCCTTGACAACTGGGAGTGCTTTAGGAAGCACTTTTCCAGCAACAGACTTGAGTGTATCAAGAAAGCCTCCACCAACCATACGAGTGACATCAGAGCGGGTGTAAGCCTCTTGGGTAGAAGCATCAAGAACATCAGATTTTGTAAGAATACCTGTGTAAGTGCTTGAAGTGCCACGCTCACATACAAATACCCCGCTGTTGAGGGTAATCATTACGATTTCAATATCAGATAAGTTAGAAGCAGTTTGATTGAGGACATTAAGTTGGACTTGGAGATTGAAATTTCCTAAAGAACCAGCACTATAGAAATCTTCTACGAGTTGAATATCCTTACCAAATTCAAGAACAACCATAGAACCTGCCATAGGAATACTTATACCATTTGCTCCAGCAGGATTGTGGATATTGGCTTTACCGCTAAATTCATACCAAGATTGATTGGATCCATTTTCTACTGAATAACGGTAGAGATCTTGCTGGGTTGCGGAGGCAAGAATACCAGATTGATTGTTAAAGTTAATTGAGAGTTGTTCAACAGTTAAGAAATAATCGGGATCTGTATTGGTTTGGATGCCCATAGATTTACGAGCAAAGATGATAAGTTTGTCAGGAATTTGATTTAACTGTATATTCGATGTGCGGACAACTGCTCTGGCACCAGCATTAATAGTGACATTTGGTGCTGTAATATATCTCGGCATTTCATAGTAGGGAACGCAATTTCTCGCAGGAATGAGATCGCTGGGATGAGGGGTCAAAAAATTGAATAAGAGTTCAGAATTACTGAAAGATACTGGAGTGACAACTTTAGCAACACCACCAGCACCGAAAGGGGCAGAACGCCATACACGCTTACCATCAGCAATATTAAAGACAAAATTCATATTTTGAATACCGTAGAAGGCTTGATTGTTAGACTTGGGGTCACTGAAAATAAATGGTGATAGGAGAAGGGGCTCTGAAACGGTAAATTTAACATAAATTGTCTGTTGAGCACCTGCGGATACTGGAGGAGCACCACCTGTGCCGTCAGGATTTACAGCAACCCAATCAAGCACCCAAGAACCACGAGGGACAAGGTCATTATCGGCGTTATTAGCCCAGCCACCAAGAGGGTTGGCATTACCACCAAGAACTGAACTGTAATCAGCAATAGTATCGAAGGCAGTAGGAGTATAACCGTTGTATCGGGCGAGATCCCTGCGGTCATTAAAACGGAGAATAGAAGGAAGCACATCACGCATATTGATGCTTACAGAGTTGTTATTGATAGTAGCAGTCATTACAGAGCAAAGTTGGTGAAGAGGGAAAGGGGCAAGAGCATCAGCATAACCATAATCGATTAAGTATTGACCTGCTGGGGCTGTGCCTTGAATTTGAAGAACTACAGAAGAACGCCAGAGAACCCTGCGATCGATCAAGGTAGTTTCGCTCGGAACCTGAATGTTGTAGGTATGACTGGAAGTAGTTTGGGATACAGCCAAGAATTGGGCTGAAGTCATATTCTGACCACCCTTTACTACAGCATACTTAACAGAGTCGGTGACATTAAGACGGTCGTCCTTGACAAGCACTTTAGTGAAATCTTGTGACATATTTATATACTATATTGAGAAAATAAAAATGGCAAATTTTATAAATATTTTTTATATTTATAAAATCTTAAATTATTTTGAGAAATATCGGGGTGGCTTAATTCTAAATAGTTTTATAAAGACTGGCAGTATTAAAGTCTTTGCGTCTAAACATTATTTTAACATTCGCAGAACATCCAGCACCAAGATAGAAAGGATGTAAGCCTCCAAAGTTGTCCTTCCAGAATACTGACATTTCAAGAGCAGAAAGAGGTGAGGTGCCATACATATCCACAAGTCTGTATTCGGAAGAGGGTGTATATTCGATTGAAGGCTTGTAGGTGTTGGTCGGAGAGAAAGGAACTTGGAAATCGGTCATAATTGGCTGTAAGTTGGAGTTGTTGCCCACATTAAAAAGGTTGCTGTTGCTATTGAAAACTTTAGGGACTGAAATTAAAGAAGGATTTACTGGAAGCATAGCAGTTGTAAATACAATTGACTGGATAGGATTTAATAGACCACAAGTAGATCCTTCTTGATACATCTGTAAAGCATTATAGGTTGGTAAGTTGAGAACATTAGTGTTGTTGATATTATAGATGTCAAATTGGTAGTTCTTGCCGTTAGTAATACTGCTAAATCCATATTTAGTAAATTGGAAAGAACTCAATAGTGTATATAAAGGACTATTACAGAAAATCTTAATTGGTTGAGCAAGAGTTCTGGCATAACCTACCTCGTCGGCATCTAATATAAGTAAAAGGGCTTGGGGGTCAAACTCCATAAATGGAGCATTAGGAGAAGGTAAAGCACCACCAGCACCTGTCACTAAAGCATTTAATCCATTATAACAAGATATTAGGGCTTGGTTAATCATATAAGCCCAGTGCTGGTATGTATAGACGAAATAGTAATCAGAAGTAATATCTTGGAAATCGATAGGAGGTTTAGGAATGGGCTGGGAAAGATCACTCGGAATGTAGTTAATGTATTGCTGGAATTCGTAAGTATTTCCTGCGAAGACATAAGACATCGTAAATGAATAAATTAGTTTATTAGGGTCAGCCTGTCCAAGTTGTGCCTGTGGGACAAATACAGGTAGTGATGGTGTCTGAAGAGAGAATCTTACTACACTCATAAAATAGTTCTCGGGACTCATTAAATAAGGACTATTACGAATCTCGTTGAATCGTAGTGTTGCTGGAGGGTTAGATCCAGTAGTGTCGTTATTTATCAAATCCAAATCATAGTAAATATGATAGGGCTGTGTAGCGTCATATTTTGAAGTTAATTGAATAGACATTTATATACTATAATGAGATAATATTATTTTATAAAAAATTAAATTAAATAATATATATATTAAATTTAATAAGTAATCTTATATTTTATGATGTATTTTCTAATACAGATTCAAGATATGTAATCTGGTCATCTAATCTTGCTTTAGATTTTTTTAGTTCGTTAATCATTAGTTCATTCGTTTTAAAGAATGACTCCATTTTATATAGCATCTTGCGTCGTAAATGGAGATTACGCATATCATTATCCCTTGTAGTTGCTTTTGATATACCACACATATCATTCATAAGAGATTCTAAACAACGAAGTAAATAGTATTCTGACATTTATTATACTTTAGTCGGAGATAAAAAAATTGAAATATCTGAAAAACAAAATATTTGATATTTTTGATTAAATCTTGATATTTACTGATATATACATAATAAAAATTTCGAAATTTTTATTATATGTGTATATTTAAAAATCTTGTAAGTAAGTTTTTCGTCTTTTTTATTAAAAATCTAAATTAAATCTTATTGAACTGGACGATTTTGAGGATACTTTTCATAATATGGTGCTAAATCTCCATTAGTAAAGCAACTAATAAGCAATTCTGGATCTTCATTAAGAACCTCTACGAGAAATATATTATGAGATGTTAAGGCAAACATAATACGAAAGATTAGTCGCATCATAGGTTCTTCTCCAACCTTATTATAATACATATCACGCCATTCATCAATAGGAAGCCCATCAAAGGTTTCGATTCCTTTAGTCTTACAGGCTATATGAACTCTCTTAATAAAATGACGAAGAGATACAGTAGATAAGTTAGTGGCAGAGTTTAGGATCTGATGCTCCATTACATTTTGGATGACTTGATTTTCCATTTCTATATATTAATCGGAGATATTTATTTTTATAAATCTATACTTTTTATTTTGCGTAAAATAATTTGCCTTCGGTTTTATGGCTCTGCCTTCGTATAGCCTTCACCCTACTTTAGTGGCTTTTTAAGAGTTTCTATAGTTTTACGATACATTTACAGCATAAAATTATAGAATATTATTATTAAATATAATTCCGAAGGTTCCGAAGACTCCGAAGGGTAATTTTTGCCAATCCGAGATTTCCAAATAGCCCCTTCGGTTTTGGGGGCTTTCAAATTTGCCAAGAATAAAAAGTCCAAAATTACCCTTCGAAGCCTTCGCACCCTTCGGATTTCAATTTTATTTCTTTTAATCCAAAACTACTTAAAGACACGGTGACACAACACACTATAATAAAATGTGCGATAAAGTATGTAGTAGATGTAATGCCAGTAATAACGGTGTATCACTTGTTAATCTCCAATATAACAGTATTAGGGAAATCTTTAAAATGATGCTTTGTATCAAATGTAAGCGGTCTTATAAGATGTATATTACTAAATAGAGGTTTAGTTTTTGGTAGTTTAGAATGCCTACCTGATCCTCTATAAGCATCTAATGGCGATTTAGTAATACCACAAGCCTCAAGGCAATTCTTATCGATATTCATTATATATAGTTAATAGAAATTTATTAACTATATCTAAAGTTGATTAATTAAAGAGGGTAATTGGCTATAATTAATTCTTTACGAGGTTTTAGTCCTATAGCAGTTCCTCCTACTGATGGCAATTTTATAGCCTTGTAATAATGCCCTTTAAATACCTTACGAATAAATGGACTATCATTAATACTTACTAACCATTTGCCCTTTACCTTATCTAATATATTACGCATTTCGTCATAATCAATAACAGGGTCTTTATATAGCCCTTCGGATGCTTCATAAGGAGGATCTAAATAAAAGAAAGTATCAGGACTATCGTATTTCTTTATAATTTCCTCATACGATTTATTATATATCTTTATATCTTTTAAACGGTTCTGATAATCATCTATTTTTTTTAATTTATTTAAAGGATTTCCTTTAAGATAAAGTTGCCCTTCTGCTCTATTACCAAATGTGCTACATCTTAAAAGAATTGATTTAGTTAATTTGTTCATAGCCGTATTAGGGGCTTTATTAAAGAAATGATTTAGTGATTCTTCTGATTTTAGTAAATCTTCACTTGGTAGTTTTCGATCCTCAATAGTTTTCAATAACTTATAATCATCAACAAGTGATTTATCTTTATCATTAATTACTTCTATTTCACTTGGTTCTTTTGCCCACATAATTGCTCCACTTCCAACAAATGGCTCAACATAAATACGATGTTTAGGCATATATTTCATAATTAATTTTCTAATACGCCATTTGCTTCCAATTCTACAATAAAAAGGTCGTAGCCCTTTATAGTCTTCCATTATATATATAATTAGATATAAAAATTAAGATTATTAGTTATACAACTACTTAACTTATCTATAGGAAGATGAGTTAATTTATCTATAGGAATGTAGTAATATAGTGCTTCCTTATCTTTATAATCAACTCTTAAACGACGCTTAAAAGGCTTCTTTTCAAATGTATCAAATACTTTCTTATCATATACAATATAGTATAATCCATCAGTATAGAGAAATAGGAAAATATGCTTATCGCAGAATACTTTATTACAGGGTAATAGAGTTGTATCATAATCCTTATAAGCATTAGTTCGTGATTTTAGTTCATAGTGATATTCAGATCCCTTAAAGTCGTTAATCGAAAAAGGATTGTCGGAGGACTCAATAGAATCCTCAAAGTGCGGTTTTATGAGGTTAATAACCTTTTCTTCGTTCGCCTTGCCAAATGCGTAATCTTGCTTGAATGATCTATACATTTATTTCTATATACTTGGTTGAGAAAATAATTTTGAGATAATTAATTTTAAAAATCTAAAATCTATACTATTTTATTTTTCTTATCGCTGGGTTTGACTTTTACATAATCTAATGCTTGAGATACAGAATGCCCCATCGCTTCGGCATCTTCTTTAAGTGTTTGGATAGTATCCTTATGCTTATCGCTTAAGAAAGAGTGGCGGAGCATAGAACTACCAATAGATTTATCAAAAATCTTATTAAGGATGCGTGTAATACTATTAACTTTATCAAGAGGAGTTCCGTTATAATATTGTAGGAAATATTGCCCTGTATTATTATTTGCCTTCTTAACTTTGCTTATAGGATTGCTTTTAAAATATGGATGAAATTTAAAATAAGTAGTAATTATTTCTAAAAGTGATTCTGGGATAGTTTCTCGTTGCTGACCTTCCTTTTTAGAGGTTTTAAAGACATTAAAAATGAATTCCTTATTATCCCAAGCAAGATAGTTCTTATCAATAGGCAACATAGGATCATCAGCCTTCACGACTATCATTTTCTGGTAATCAAGGTTTCTTCGAGGCTGTTTGTAGTAATAGAGAGAAAGGATTACATAACTTAATAGAGTGTTGTAGTTATGCTCATTAATTTCTTTAGCACCAGCAAATTTGGCAACCTTTTCTTTAAGTTCATTTAATTTTGCTTCTACATCCTTCCAATCAATCCAATTCTCTTTCTGGGTTTCAGTCATTTCATTAGTCTTCTCAACTGCTTTTAATTCCTTATTCTTATCAACCATTAATTTAAAATAAGCATCATAGAGTTTCTTCTTACTTTTAGTATCCTTATCAAGTGATAGGGCGGAGCATATCGATATTAAATAGCCTCTTTTAGTATTTTCTTTATAGTCGGAGAGTTTATTTACGATCGCTTCCGTATCTTTCAAGAAATTTAGGTTTTTGAGGGGCATATCATCATTTAACTTTTCAAGATTACGAACATACATTTTGATACTGCTGTCGCTCAAACCTTTCTCTGCCTTAAGTTTATTAACCAAGCCTGTTTTAAAGGGAGTATTAAAGTCCATTATATATTAATATGAGATATTTTTTTTATATGAAATATATTTTTAATATTTTTTATCTTAAAATATATTAATACTATACTAATAAAAAT